CTGTGCTTGTACTACTCATATTAACACGATTTGATGCACCCAAAAACATTGACGTGCTTGTTCCAAGTGTTGCATTGTTACTAAATGAAAAGTAACCACTATTACTTGCATCTGTTCCAAGTGTCCAATCAACACCATTACCATTAAAGTATAAAACAGTATCTGTGCTTGATTCTGTTGACCTGTCTAACTCTATGTTTCCTTTTATTAAAACTTTTTTATCATTTTTAATTTCTAAATAACCACCATCATTAGTTCCTGAATCACTTGTGCGTAAAAGCAAAGTAGTGCCATTTGCATCTGCGGCAAAATCTTCATTAGCAATAGCAGTAATTGATGCGGCAACTAAAACAGCATCAGTGCCTGTTCCTTCATTAGGTGCTTGAAAGTTAATTGTTCCAAGTTGGTTTGCTTGTGCAATATCTGTATCACCTGTTGATAAATTTAGAATAGGTCCTAATCCACCTGCACCATCTGTTGCTGTGCTTTTAAGTGTTAGTCCTTGATCTGCAACATGAGTAAGTGTTACATCTGCATCTGCTCCAAAAGATAACACTGCACCATCAGAACTAAATGTTAAATCGTCACCTATAGTTGCATCACCACTCATGGTAACATTCCCAACAAACGTACCACCACTTGTAGCACTAACTGTATCGGCAGCACTGAATATATCATAAACTAACACAGTCACCTCATCATTTGCAGATAACGCTGATAGACCTGCTATCGTGTTAGCAGTACTTGTGTTATAGTCTGTTGTAGGTTTTAGTAGTACACCATTGAGATACACATCAACGTATGCACCATCTGTAAATGTTAGTGTTGCTCCATTAGCATCTGCTCCACTTACGGATGTAGCACCACTTGATGCAACATATACAAATCTATTTCGTACTCCAAAACTTGGGGATTTTCCTATGTATGGCATTACTTACTCTCCAACGCTTCTATTCTTTTTATTAATCCTGCAATTATATCGTCTTTGACTGTAGAACCATCATCACCATCTTGATTGCCAGTATAAACTAATTTAGTTCCAGTAAGTTTTTCTACCTCACGAACAACTTTCATCATATCTACATTTACATATGTAAAGTCTTTTGCTTCGGTAGTATCTACTACTGGAACATCTTTTCCATCTTCATCTTTTTCAGTCTTTATATTACTGTCTGATTTTTTTGAAAGATATGCCCAAGCACCTTCTTCACTTGCACCATTTGGGATATATTCAAATCTATGAGGAGATAACAAAGTATTGTTTCCAGCACTATCTCTAGCATATATCTCACCACTTACACCTTGTATGTATGAGTTAGTTCCAGAACCCCAAATGGCAGTATTAGTTCCACCATCTGTGTCTTTCATTGTAAATGTTGCTGTGCCATTTTCTGCTAATTGCAATTTAGTTTGAGCATTTGTTCCAAACCTCATATAATTATCATTGTGTTTATATTGTAAAAAAGCTAAATCATTATCACCATCATCACCCCAAACAATACCAGCAAAGTTTGTATTTCCAGATAATATATTAATACCAGCTTCTGCACTTCCTTCAATAATTACAGTTGATGCTGAATGTGGTGTTCCTTGTCCACTAGCACCACTTTTTATATGAACTTTACTTGTACTTGCTGGACTTGTAGTTCCTATGCCTATTCTTTCTGAACTATCTATAGTCATAGCTACAGCATCAGCATTGTCATCAATACCCAATGAAGTAAATGCTCCTGTAAACGTACCAGTAGTTCCTGAAACACCTGCACTAAACGTACCACTTGTAGCAGTCAAAGCCTGTCCTGCAGGATGTGTTGCTGTGCTTACTGGTGTGTTGTGGTGCATTACATAAATATTATTCGTGCCACTTGGGGGTGCGGCAGTAAATGTCAATGTTGTACCACTGACTGAATATGCTGTTGTTGGAATTTGTCTTACATTTTCTACAAAAACTGCAACACCATTTGTCGTTGCCACTTTAGATAATGTAAAAGCAGTTGTACTAGCATTGCCACTAAATGTATCTTTAGTGACTGATGCAAAATTTGCTGCAGGTTGATTGCCAACATAAGGCATATTAGGTTATCTCCATAATACTTAATGTACCACTTAATTTATCTGCTACAGAACAATCAACTGTTATTTGGTCTGTTGTTTCTAACACTACTTTATTACCTGCCATCAACTCCAACGCTGAACCAACAGGAATAGGTGCATCTTTTATGATTATACTTGTTCCGTTGGCTGTGTTATTTGTTACTGCTCTATTAGCTGTATCACTAACTAGTCTTACAGTTGCTGTAACTTGCGATGTGTGTATATTAGATAGAACTAAACCAAGAACGATTGCAGTTACTCCACTACCTGCAGTATACACAACGTAGGGTGTACCTGAAGATGCAGGTTCTGCCGCAAAGTTTACTACTTTAAATGTATTTGCCATATCTTATCCTAACGCTATTGCTAATGCTGTTGCTTCGTTAGAAGCTGCTGTTGCTGTTGTTTTTGCATCTAACTGTGTTTGTATTGCTGATGTCACTCCATCTAAATGATCTATTTCTGCTGATGTAACATTGCTTACAACAAGATCGCCACTACCATCTGATACTAATGCTCTTGATGCTGTTAAACTTGCCATCTTGCTAAATGCTATTGCCGCACCTGATGCTACACTTGCATTAACCACAGCGTTACTTGCTAACTGATCTGCACCTACAGCGTCATCTGCTATCTTTGCCTGTGTTACTTGGTCATCTGCAATATGGGCTGTATCTATAGAGCCATCTGTATAGTGTTCAGAATTAATAGCATCATCAGCTATCTTTGCTCCAGTTATTGCGTCAGCTGCAATATGTGCTGTATCAATAGAACCATCTGTATAGTGCTCTGAGTCAATAGCATCATCAGCTATCTTTGCACCTGTTACAGCATCTGCATTAATCATTGATGTTTCCACAGCATTTGACTGTATTGTTGCACTGCCTGTTACGTTGCCTGATCCATCAAAACTAGCAGATGTCCAAACAACATCTCCTGTCATTGCAATAGTTCTGCCTGTGGCTAATGCTGTAGCCGTTGCGGCATTACCTGTAGTAGAACCTGAACTTCCACTGACGTTGCCTGTTACATTACCTGTTACATTACCTTCTATGTTAGCAACCAACGTGCCTGTTGTCATATTAAGGTTGCCTGTGCTACTTGCGTTATCTGTGGTTGTTCCTAAAGCAAACTTGTCTTCAGATTCATCCCATATAAACAGAGCATCATTACCTGTAGAACCTCTTTCTATAATGATACCACTATCATTAGAGTTAGAAGATGCACCATTGTTTAACCCTAGCAAGCTGTCTTTAACAAGTGTGTTAGTTGTGTCTATGGTTGTTGTAGTACCATTAACTGTAAGATTACCTGCTATAGTTACATTATTAGGTAGTCCAATTGTTATTGTTCCTGAACTCTCTCCAACCTCAACTTCATTACTTGTTCCTTCAAATGTAATTGTTCCACCTAACGCTACAGCAGTTGAACTAGAATCATCTGCTACAGTTATACTAGAGTTAGCTAGTTTAGAATTTGCTATACTACCTGCTAATTTATCATTAGCAATACTACCTGCCAACATTGTATTTGAAACTGACCCAGTATCTCCTGTACCAACCAATGTACCTGTTGTTGTTGGAAAACTAAGTAAGGCTTCAGTATGATTAATTTTATTAGAACCAAGAACGATTGCATGATTACCCATGTATCCATGACTTGAACACTGATAGTATAATATGTTTGGTGTATCTTCATTTACTGCTATTTGTAAATATGTACTAGTTGTTGTAACACCTGTTGTATATGCTGTAGTTTTATCTGCATCTAAATAAAGTCTAAATGGATGACTTGACATATCACTAGAGCTAAGAGTAAATCTGTAATAATATTCTGAATTAGATGTTACATTATCAACACCATGTAGTGTTAAAGCAGGAGACTCAACACCATTTATAAAGTAAGCACTACTGCTTCCATCTCCATAGTATGGGTGTGCCGCTGTTTTAGTTCCTACTGTAACTGTAAATTCTACAGGTGCTGAAGAACTACCATAAATACCTGCATGTGTATCAGCAGAACTAACTCCTACATTAATAACATCTTGTCCACCCATGTTTAAATCACTAGTTAATGTTCCAACACTAGTTAAACTAGATGCTGTTACTCCTGAGTTAAGTGTACTACCTGTTAATGTTCCTGCCGCAGCAGTTACAGTTATATCACCTGTTCCATCAAAGTTTGTTCCATTGATTGCTCTAGCAGTTTGTAAAGCAGTAGCTGTTGCAGCATTGCCTGTTGTTGAGCCTGAACTACCACTTGTATTACCTGTAACATTACCTGTAATATTACCTACAAATGTTCCATTTATATTATCACTTGCATCTTTAAACACAGCCTTACTAGATGGATACGTTATAAATACTTCTTTTGTTCCTGATGCCCAAGTATGAATATTGTCGTTGCCTGAGTTAGAACTTGCAAGTATAGTTGATCTTGTTAATGTGTTTCCAGAAGTGTTATATGTACCTATACCAATTTCAAAGTTTGTACCATCAGTACATACATAGTAAGTTGTATCAGAATCACCTAAATGTGAACCAAAGGTTTCAAAACCTGTTACTGCACCACCTAAAGCATATGCATCAGTTCCTGTAGTAGTAGTAGTTTCTTTTACTCTGTCATGTACTTCTAGAGCCATACTTATGCTAACCTTATAATTGCATCACTTGCATTTGCTGTTGGCATAGCCACTGTAAATGTACCTGCCGTAGATGCTACTGTTCCACCAAAACTAATTACTGCTATTGCTCTGTTACCTGCACTTGAATTATATATCATTGCACCTGATGCAGATATAGTAGAGCTAGTAAATTCAACATCTGCAAAATCTACAAGGGCAGTTGTGCCACTTGTTGTTATAGCAACACTACCCAAAGTTGCACCCCCACTAGAGTACCCTGTACCTGATGCTTCATCTGAATTGCCTGTTATGTCTGAATAGTTTGTGGATGTAGCGTTATATGTTCCTGATTCGCTTGATTTAATTAACGCTAGTTTAAGAGTGTGTCCATCAAGATCGTGTAAGCCTTGAAGTAACTCCTGTTTGAAAGATGTTGTCATTGCAGTTGTGACTGTCATATTTACCTCATTGGGTCAGGATATTCCTCAATAAAAGCTGAAACTTCTAAATCGTCTACAGCACTTGCCTGTGCCTTTATTATATCTCCTGACTCCAATATAATGTCTGCACTATCTAATCTTAAAAAATCATCATTAGCAACTGTCTTAGTCTTAATAAGATTAAAAGTAGTAGATGCTGATGTGTCAGTAATTGCTATTGTTATATCTGTGCTATTTGTTGTATCAACATTACAAATAAATATCTCTTTAATTACTGCTGTTTTGTTTGTAGGACATGTATAAAGTGTAGTAAGATCAGTTGAACTTAAATCTACAAAAGCGTTTAGTCTTCTTTTTACTTCAAATGTCATACTAAATTCCTAGTTATAAGAGGGCAAGTTTCCCTGCCCTCTATTGTGTATGAGTTACGCTAATGTATCTCTGTCTACTTCGTCAGCAGTCATTGTGCCAACGTCATCAATATCCAACAATGTAGCAAACATTCTGATTTTACCACCAGTTGTTGTGCCTGTCATTGCTTGAATTTCAATGTCAAGTGTATCGGATGTTCCACCCACAATCACAGGATTGTATGCCGCAGGAGTAGGAGCATAAGCACCTACAGAAGCTGCATCAAAGTCAAAACCATCAACAAAGTTGTCAAGATCTCCACCTGTGATACCTAAGTCTAATTCTACATCAGTTGAAGTACCTGCATGTGCTTCAGTAACTTCAAAACCTGCGTGTAAAATAAGTGTGTTAGCAGGAACAGTTAATCCCGGAATAACATCACCAGCTGCAAGTGCAGTACCTTTATCTGTAACAGCAGTAGCAAAGTTAAGCTCATGCTGAACAAAGTAAGGTTGTCTACCTCTTGCACCCATACCTCTAGCAACGGAAGTTGTATTGTCGCCTAATGCCATAATCTAATCTCCCTTACGCTAAGCAATATGCAGCAGTTACGATAGCTTCAGGGCGAAGTATCTTTCTGCCATACAAATGCATACCACGAACAATATCAGCGAAACTATCAGGATCTCTGTAAGTCTCTGTCTTATTAATTTGTTCAGCAGTAGCTATAGCCGATGAATGACCTGCTACAATAATTCCAAAGTTTGAAGCATTCTGACCACCTGTTGTCGCAGGACCTGTGCCTACAGACGGAAGGTTGTTAGATGAGTAAACTTTAAAACCATGTAAGTTATTTATCACCATACCATTTTGAAGACCACCTGTGTTTCCACCAAAATCTGCGTTAAACAGTCTTGAGTCTTCGTCTTTTAGTATTTCAATAAATACAGGGTCAAGAACTAGCCATCTGTTAGCTGAGTCAACATTTTGTTGATCCATCAATCGTGACATACGTGCAATAACTTGTAATGGAAATGCATTACCTGTTGTTCCACTCTTAGCTGCTGTTGCTCCACCTGCTCTTGGCTCAAGACCAATAGCTTGATTTGCAGTACCAGCAGTACCATCAGCTTGTGTGAAGTCAGAGGAATCAAGTGACATTGAAGCCAATAATTCTGCACCAACTAAGTTAGAACCACTAGAAGATGTTGTCACAGCTTTAGAGCCGTTTACTGATGTATTAACAGTGTCAGCATTGCTATGCAATGATGATTGCTTAAAACCAGCTAAGTAACCCAATACTTCTTGATCGTATTGGTCTTTCAATCTGTACGCTGCACGATCAGATGCAAGTGATTGAAAGTTAATATGCGAATGAGCTTCTTCAATATCATCAACTTTAAATGCAAAATAGTTTGCTTTGTCAATGGTAAGAGAGAACTCTTCATCGTCAATGTCTTGTGGTGAAATAGTTGTGCCACGAGCATATGACTTGACTGTAATTTCAGGTTCTTTGATTACTTTAACTGTATCTCCAAAGTTTGCAATTTCACCAAAGTAGTCTGAATTTGTTATCGCTTCTACAACAGAACCCTTACGAAAAGCAAGTTGTACCTGTTTAGAATAGATAATTGGCGAGAAATTTCCGTTAGGTAAATTTCCATATCCTGCCGCAGTAGTAAAAGCCATTTTAATTCTCCTATCTTTTACTTAAACAGATGCAAAGTACCATACCATTAGAGGTCTACTGTTAAAGGTGCAAACTTAAAATACGTTGCAATCGTATTCAAAGATTGGGCTTAAACATAATAGAGTGTTCTTCTCGTATTACTGGAATTTGCTAATTAAATATAAACTTGGTTGCATATTTCTATGGGCAAGGCTATACTTTGCTTGTAGTTATACCTACAAATTGTTATTTGTCAACAGTTTTTTGTTTTGGAACTTCAATAAAACTAAAGTTGACACTAAAGGAACGTCTTTCTCCCTTAGTCTTAAATGGATAAACACAATGAAATAATTCAGCAGGAAATACATAGAAGTCTCCTACTCTTGGTTTAACCATAAAATTTGTTTGACTATATCCTGATGGTGTACCATGAGCAAACTGTATGTGTCCGTTTGCAGGATGGTGATCTTTATAGTCTTCTTCCCATTCTTTATCTATACCTTTAGGTAATTTTAAATATCCAACACAAGACATTCTAGAACCTGTATGTATATGTAATGGGTTGTATTCGTTTTCAAATTGTCTAACAAACCAACCTGATGCTATTTGCACACCATAGTCAAATTTACTACTATCTAATGCTTTTGTACCAAACGAATGTCTGTACTCTACATAGTTATGTAGTCTGCCTATAAAGTGTCCAAACTCTTCGTTCCAAAGTTTTTCTATCTCTTCATTAAACTTTAGTTCTTGTTTTACTTTACCAACAAGTTTGTCTGACCAATCTGCTAGATCAGGACTCATAGCTTCGTTCATCTTTCGCACAAAAGCTGGTGTCATTTTTTTGTATCCCATTACAGGACCAAAAGGTGCTATATATTCTTCATCCTTTTTAGGAGTATAAATTTTTCCGTGTGACATATCTACTCCTATCTAGCTGAACCAGATATATCGTAAATAAATTGACCACTACGTATAGCTTCCATTATTTCATCAGATCTTTTTTCATATTCTTGAGTGCTCATCTTTTGAACCTGTGACTCTTTTAAATATGTGCTTTTTTCATTAGTAGTTGGTTTACTTTTTTCAGATCTAGTGTTGATAATTTTTGTAGCATCTTTATCTGTAGATTTCTTTTTAGTTTGTATATTTTTATCTGCTTTATACAAATCTATAGCTCTTGCTGCTGATCTAGCATCTGCACTATTTTCATACAAAGCATCTTGTACCCACTTAGGTTGTTCGTCTGCCCATTGGTGAAACTCATCATCTTCTCTAATATCAGTAAAGTCAGGATGTAATTTCAATAACTCTGCTTCAGCTTTTTCTTTTGTAGCTTCTGTTCGCATTTCTTCAAACTCTTTCATGCGATCTTCTAAGTTTTTAGCTTCTTCTTTTGCTTTTTTAATTGCAATAGATTCTACAATAGCTGCAACATCAGGGTATTCTTTAGCCCAAGTTTCTAATTCTTCTTCTGTTTTAGGTAACTTAATCTCTTTCTTTGTAGAAGACTCTAGTTGTTTCTTTAAACTATCTAATTCTTTTTTTAGTTCTTCAGTTTGTTTTTGTGAGTGTCTACGTAAGTCACCGTATCTTTTTTTAAAACTTCTTTCTTCAGCAGTTTCAGGTTCAACCTCTTCTTTGGTTTCTTCTTTTTCTATTTCACCTTTCTGCTGTTTTTTTAGATTTTCAAGCTCTTCTTCGTCTTTTTTAATCTGCTCATCTCTGCTATATGGCTTTGCCATAAATGCTTTCTTTTCTGCTTTTACTTCTTTTACCATAGCTTGTTCAGCCATTTTCTTTCTCCTTTGTTGGGGTCATAGTAGCCACTTGGGGGTGTGAGTAGCCAACAGTAGATTATTTTTTAGAAGCTAATCCACCACGCTTCATATTCTTTTTCTTTTTAGGTTTTGCTTTTGTAGCTATGCCACCTTTATTCATAAACAAACCTGCTCCTTTTTCTATATCATCCACTGCTTTTTTGTCTTCATCACTTAAATCTTTGTACTTATCAGGTCTTTGCACTCCACTTAAAGTATCTAGAGGTGTGCCATCAGGTCTTTGCTCTTTATCTTCGTCTTCAGTGGTTTGTTGTACAACAGTATTCGTTGGTTGAACTTGCTGTTTTACAGTGCTTGTATCATATACAACTTCTTCTTCAGGTTTGTCTTTACGTTTAAATATATCAGAAAATTTAAAATCTTCTTTCTTTTGTTGTTGATTTTTTAGATGCTGACCATATATATCAGA